CTTCCAGAAAGAAGCTGCTGGTGTTGTTGAGGCAATTGGTCCTCAAGTACAGGTAACTTCTGGAGATGTTTCAGTGGTTTACCAAGGTGATGTAATCCTAGGTCGTATGGCTATGGGTGCAGACTACCTAAACCCTGCTGCGGCAGTAGAACTTTATGTTGGTGCTTCAGCTCCTTCAGCGTTCTAATTTATACATTTATACGGGACCTTCGGGTCCCTTTTTTTTTATCTATGACTACTCAAATAGCAACCGATACCGAACTATCCGCAGTTAATTCTATCTTGGGTAGCATTGGTCAATCACCAATCACACAACTTAAAGATGCTACTTCAGGTGTACTGGTAAACCCTAACCCTGAAATATCATTTATCTATAACATCCTCCAAGAAGTAACTAAAGATGTACTTAATGAGGGATGGCATTTTAATACTGAAGAAGGAGTAAAGATAGTTCCTGATTCAAATGGTAATTTTCTAGTACCAACTAACTATCTCAGATATGACCTACATGATGGTCAAGCAGATAGACAGATGGATCTAATAAAAAGAAATGGAAAACTATATGACAAAGTTAAGCATACTGATGTGTTTACAGTTGATAGCTTAGAGCTAGATATTGTTTTTCTATACGGCTTTGAAGATATACCCTCAGTTTTTCAGAGATACATAATTGCAAAAGCTTCGTCGAGAGCTGCTGCACAGTTAGTTCAAAACGCACAATTAGTACAGCTATTACAACAACAAGAAGCAGCTACAAGAGCTTCTGTAATTAGCTACGAATGTGAGCAAGGCGATCACTCCTTTATGGGCTGGCCGCATGAAACAAACTATAGAGCTTATCAACCTTACAAAGCATTAATTAGATAATGGCAAGTGTTACTCAAACGATACCAACATTAACTGGTGGAATATCTCAACAACCAGATCAACTAAAAGTCCCGGGACAAGTTAATGTCGCAAATAATGTATTACCTGACGTAACTCATGGTTTACAAAAACGTCCCGGAGGTAGGTTTATAGATTCATTAAGTGATGGAACTTTAAATTCACATACAAACGGTAGATGGTTCTCATACTACCGAGATGAAACAGAGCAGTATATAGGTCAAATTTTTAGAAATGGTCAGATCAGAATGTGGAGATGTTCTGATGGTAATGAAATGACAGTTACTCATGACTCTGGAACTCAAACCTATTTGACTCATACAGAAGATGATCAAGTACAAACCCTAACAGTCAATGACTTCACCTACATAACTAATAGAACTAAAACTATTACGATGGATCAAGGTGCTGCTTTAGCACCAGTAAGACCACCTGAAGCTTTCATTGAATTAAAACAGGTTGCTTATAGTAAACAGTATTCAGTTAATTTATTTGATTCTACAAATACTCAAACAACTACAACTGCTACAAGAATAAAAGTACAGCTATTAAGATCTAGTAATAACTGTTGTCATACAGATGGATCTTTAAGAAGTTATATACAAAGGCAATCAGATAGTAATAGATGTGATGGTACTGGTAGTTCTGATAAAACTACTAAAGATTCATACCTACCTAACGTAGCTACAGAAATATTTAGTATTAGTAGTAATGTGCAATTAACAGATACAGATGTTGAAGGTACTCAATTTTCATATAGTCTTAACGTTAACCAAAACGGTACAACTGGTAAATCTAATTTATATTTTCGTATAAGAACTACAGGACAATCTATTCCAGAAGGTAATAGTTCTTCTCCTCAATACCATGGTAGATATACAACCGTAGAAGACCTTCTTTATGGAGGTGAAGGTTGGGTAACAGGTGATCAGTTCTTTGTATTCATGAAAGGTGCTCAATACAGAGTCACAGTGATGGATCATAGTACAACCCAAGAGCAAGCCAACTTAGGTTTGATACGACCTACACCAACACCTTTTGATACTGAAACTACGGTTACTGCTACAGCTATTCTTGGTGATATTAGACAAGATATTATTAATACTGGAAACTTTACTTCTGCTAATGTCCAACAGATTGGAAACGGATTATATGTAACTAGACCCTCTGGTACTTTTAATATTTCAACACCTGTAGGTGAGTTACTCAATGTGTTAACTGACTCAGTACAAGATGCTTCTGATCTACCTAATGTTTGTAAGCATGGGTACGTAGTTAAAGTAACTAATAGTGAGAATGAAGAAGATGATTACTATGTGAAATTCTTTGGTCACAATGATAGAGATGGTGAAGGAGTCTGGGAAGAATGCTTAAAACCCGGAGTAGAAAAAACCTTTACGGCATCTACTATGCCAGTTCAGTTAATAAGAAATGCTAATAGTACTTTTACAGTGTCAACAGTATCTTGGGACGAAGCTGGTGTAGGAGATACAGCAGTTAATGGTACTAACCCACAACCAAGTTTTGTAGGAAAAACAATAAATAAAATGTTGTTCTTTAGAAATAGATTAGTAATGCTTAGTGATGAGAATGTGATCATGTCTCGTCCCGGGGACTTCTTTAATTTCTGGTCTAAGACTGCGGTTACATTCACAGCTACTGACCCTATAGATTTGTCATGTAGTTCTACGTATCCAGCTATTGTTTATGATGGCATACAAGTTAATGCTGGTTTAGTTTTATTTACTAAGAATCAGCAGTTTATGTTGACTACAGATAGTGATGTCTTAAGTCCACAGACAGCCAAGATTAATGCAATAAGTTCATATAATTTCAACTTTAAAACTAGCCCTATAAGTTTAGGTACTACTATAGGTTTCCTCGATAATGCTAATAAGTTTAGTCGTTTCTTTGAAATGGCTAGAATCTTACGTGAGGGAGAACCTGACATTGTAGAACAAAGCAAAGTTGTAGGAAAGTTACTAACTAAAGATCTAACATTAATTGCTAACAGCAGAGAGAACTCAGTTATATTTTTTGCTGAGAAAGGTGCTAGTAAGATATTTGGTTTTAGATATTTTGCAAGTTCAGAGAAACGTTTACTTCAGGCATGGTTTGAATGGGAAGTAACAGGAACTATTCAATATATATGTATGTTAGATGATGCTTTATATGCCGTAGTTAGAAACAACAGTAAAGATCAATTACTCAAATTCCCAATTAAATTAGATGATAGTGGTTTATTTGCTACTGATACAAAAGGTACTGCATCTACTGAAGATGATGTCATTTATAGGGTGCATCTCGATAACTCTAAATCCATCACACCTTCAGTTACGTACAATGCATCTACTAAAAAAAGTACATTTACTAAACCTACTGGTTTTGAAATAGGTACTAATTTATGTGCATTTGATGCTGACTTCTCAAGTAACTTTGGAAGGTTTGGGTTAGCTACAGTTAATGGATCTAACGTAGAACTGGATGGAGATTGGTCAGGAGAAACATTTATCTTAGGATATTTGTTTGATATGACTGTTACTCTACCAACTATATTTGTAGGTTCAAAAGATGGTAATAACTTCAGAGCTAATACAAGAGCAAACCTAACCTTACATAGATTAAAACTAAACTTCACAGATCTAGGTTCATATACAACTACCATCCAACGATTAGGTAAGGATGACTACACTGAAACCTTTGAGATGACACCAGCTACGCAAGTTCTAGCTAATAGAATTGCTGCTGTTGAAGAAGTAGAACAGACGATACCTATATATGAACGTAATAAAAACGTAACCATATCAATTGGTTCAAAACATCCTTTACCAGCGTCACTAATATCATTGTCGTGGGAAGGAGATTATACAAACAAATTTTATAGAAGTGTCTAAGTTTATTCACCCAATAACGGAGGAGGCTGCAATTGCTGTAGCTTCCAACCTTTTACCAGATGACTATAGAGAAGTGGCAGAGGGTCATGGACATGATCCTGTAGAAGCAATACCACAATGCTCAAAGATAGGGGACACTGTTTATTTTAAAGTCCCTGATGGTCAATTAGCAGGAGTAGCAGGAGTACAACCTGATGGCAGAATCTGGATGCTATGTACACCAGCT